CAGGGCTCCACGATTTGTCAGGGGATTAAATGGCGCAGCGTGGCAGACCGCCAAAACCAATTGAACAAAAGCGATTAGCTGGTAATCCCGGTAAGCGCACATTGCCAGATCAGAAAGAATTAGTGCTGCTGCCGTCTGCGTACAACATCCCAGAACCTAACCGGCCACTAGGTAGTGCAGGTACAGAACTTTGGGAACGCATCTGGGGTATGGGTCAAACGTGGCTAAGTCCATTAACTGACATTGAGATTCTGCTAATGACTTGTGAATTGCTAGATGAACGCCGTAATTTGCGTATTCAAGTTCTGCAAAATAATAGACCAGATGAACGCAAAGCCTTGCGCGATCTAGACCGCCAACTGGTTGCGAACTTATCCCTGTTAGGTTTCACGCCAACTGACCGTTCAAGACTTGGCGTAGCTGAAGTTAAACGCGCATCTAAGTTAGAGGAACTAAAGGCTCGTGCCAGCCAAAATTGAATCTTGGCCACCAACTTGGCTAACACCTGTGAACAAAGCTGCGCTTAATAAATCGCGTGGTTTACAAGTATCTGATTTCATAGACACATTTGCTATTCAGACTAAGGAAACAGTTGCAGGGTATGCAGGTGACAAGATGCAACTGCGCGACTGGCAACATGAATTGTTTAGACATTTGTTTGCTGTTGGCACTGATGGAAAGTTTAGACACCGCACCGCGCTAATTGGCATGGCCCGGAAGAATGGTAAAAGCGCACTAGGTTCTGGCATTGGTCTTTGGTCACTAATTATGGGGCCGGCTGGTGGTGAAGTTTATTCCTGTGCAGCTGATAAAGATCAGGCACGAATTGTTTTTGCTGACGCTAAACGAATGATTGAAGCAGAACCTGAACTGGCAGAACTATGTAATGTCTATCGGGATGCAATAGAAGTTCCTGATACTGGTTCGGTGTATCGGGTTTTGTCTAGCGAAGCGTTTACTAAAGAAGGCCTATCGCCCACAATGGTTATCTTTGATGAACTACACGCCGCACCAAATCGTGAATTGTTTGACGTTATGCAACTAGGTATGGGTGCTAGACGTGAACCAATGCTTATAGGTGTAACAACTGCTGGTGTTAAAGCAGATTCATCAGGTCAGGATTCAATTGCCTACAACCTTTATCAGTACGGTAAACGAGTAGCCCAAAAAGAAGTAGTTGATACCAGTTTCTTTATGGCATGGTGGGAAGCGGAAGCGGATGCAGATCACCATCTAGAACTAACTTGGAAACAAGCGAATCCTGCCTACGGTGATTTGAACGACCCTAAAGATTTTGAAGCAATGGTTAAGCGCACACCAGAAGCGGAATTTAGAACCAAGCGTTGTAACCAATGGGTCAGCAGTCAGACCGCATGGCTACCTAACGGTGCGTGGGAACAGCTGGAACTTAAGCGTGACATAGGCGCAGATGTACCCGTTGTATTAGGTTTTGACGGATCGTTTAGTGGTGATGCATCCGTAATCATTGGCGTTACCGTAGAAGAACAGCCGTATGTGTTTATGGTTAAGGCTTGGGAAAAGCAACCAGAAGATGATGATGATTGGCGCGTGGACATTCTGGATGTAGAAAATACCATTATTGAATTCTGTGGCACACATAACGTAAAAGAAATTGCGTGTGATCCATTCCGTTGGCAACGAACTATGCAGGTTTTAGATGAAGCAGGATTCCCTATTGTTGAATGGCCTTCCACTTCACCTGCTCGAATGGTGCCGGCGTGTGCCAAATTTTATGATGCTGTTGTATCTAACAAGCTGACACATGACGGAAATCCTCTATTGCTTAGGCACTTGCAGAATGCCGTAGTTAAGACTGATCGGCTTGGCCCGAGAATTGTTAAAGAACATCGCGGCTCGCCACGAAAGATAGATGCGGCAGTTGCTAGTATCATAGGATTTGATAGGGCAACTGTTTCAAGAGAAGAACCGGTTGTACCCCAGTTCTTTAGTTTCTAGGAGTTTGCGTTGATCCCAACTATCCTGCAAGTAGTAGGTCTGGCAATAATCTCAATAGGACTCGGTTTGTTTATCCTGCCATTAGGAATTGTCGCTGCCGGTGCATCTTGTTTGCTAATTGGTATTGCGATTGAGAAGGGTCAGTAATGCTCGGAAATTTATCAGGTAGTGGCAAAGAAGAACGCGCCATTAGCTTTCAATCTATCTGGGGTGCTGGCGATTCTTTTGCTTTCACTACTGAAGCTGGTACAAACATAGACCAAAATCAGGCAATCAAAATCAACGCTTTCTACGCGTGTGTGCTTTTGATTTCTGACACGATTAGCACATTGCCAGTTGATGCATTCCGCAGAATAGATGGGGATCGTGTTCCCTATCGCCCACAACCTGCATGGATTCAGCGACCAGATGTAGACCTACTGCGTTCAGAGCATTATCAGCAAGTTTTGATTTCGCTATTACTAGACGGCAACGCATTTGTGCGAGTATTCCGCGACAACTCCGGTCAGGTAATAAACCTAGTTGTAATTGACCCAACAAGAGTTACGGTAACTCGCAACAAAATAACTCGTGAAATTGAATACATAATTGACGGTTCAAGCGAAAACATAGTTAGCAAGCGCGACATGATTCAGATTACTGAAATGCGTAAGGCTGGCGAACTGCGCGGTATGTCGCGTGTTACAGAATTAAAAGACAATCTAGGTTTATCTAGTGCGCTTCAATCCTTCGCTTCGCGTTTCTTTGGTCAGGGTGCAACTACATCAGGAATCATTGAAACACCACAGGGATTAAACAGCGATCAGGCTAAACAGCTAGTAGATGGATTCAACTCACGCCATAACGGATTCCGTAAGGCGCATAAGACTGGTCTGCTAACAGGTGGCGCAAAGTTTGTTAGAACTGGCGTAAACCCTGACGAAGCGCAGATGCTGGATAGTCGTAAGTTAGCGATTGAAGAAGTAGCTCGTATGTTCCGCGTTCCACCACACATGATTGGAATCACAACACCGGGCGCAATGTCTTATGCTTCCGTTGAACAGAACAACATTAACTTTGTAACGCACACGCTACGCCCATACGTTGCAAAGATTGAAGATGCTTACAGCGCACTTTTGCCAGATGCTGCATTTATTCGTTTTAACGTAGATGGATTACTGCGTGGTGATTTCGCAACTAGAATGAACGGGTACAGCATTGGTTCACAAGCAGGATTCCTAAGTGTTAATGACATTAGACGTTTCGAGGACTTACGACCTGTTACTGGTGGTGACGTTTATCGCGTTCCTTTGGCTAACGTGGATCTTGGTGCTGCTTCACTCGTTGAAACAGACAAGCGCGTTACTATGGCTCAGAAACTTATCCTTAGTGGTTTTGATCCTGCTGGCGTATTATCTGCGTTAGGTTTGCCAAGCATTACGCATACAGGTCTGCCTTCGACACAGCTGCAAGCGGTAGCACAAATTGACCCAGCTAATCCTGAATCTGTTTACGAGGTTTAGTCAATGCCAATTTCAACAGCGCAATTCACTCTGACTGCTAATACTGCACGTCAGATAGTTGCACCTGATCGCATGAATCAACACGTTTGCATTCATAATCACGAACATAGTCAAAACAAAGAAATCTTTATTGGCAATTCAAGCGTGACACCAACAACAGGAATACACGCAGTAGCAACACAAACTTCTATGATCACTATTGGCCCGGGCGATGACCTATGGGCAATAGCCGTTGATGATGGTTTGATCATTCAAGTTTTAGTAGTTAAGCAGGACTGATGCCGTACTTCATAACAAATGAATCCCCTGACTGTTCAGGTTGGGCAACTATTAAAGATGACGGCGAAGTTATTGGTTGTCATGCGACTAAGCAGGATGCAATAGATCAGATGCTTGCAGTTTCATTAGCCGAGGACATGGAACCGGGTGGCGAACGCGCACTTAATGATGAACTAGAAGTTGGCGATTATGTTTTTTGGGATAACGCTGGCAACACTATCTATGGCGAGATAACTTTTGTTTCAACATTTGGTGCAGTTAAGAATCCGCTAGGTGGTGACATAGTTGCCACGCAAGATAGGCCACTGGCAACAATTCAGGTTTACACAAATGATAATGGAACTTTAACTGAAACAAATGAGTTTGTGGTTAAAGGTTTCGCGCCACTAACCAAAATGGACTATGAAGGTCAAGACGAACTGATAGATGAACAATTAGATGAAGATTTGATTGAAGATGAAATGGATGACCAAGAACGTGCAGTTAATCAAGATGCACCTAATTTTATGCGGGCTGCCGCTAGGCGCGGTCTAGAGTTTTATGCAGATGGTTTAGCTGGTGACGGTCTAACAGATAAGACCGTTCGTGAAGCACGACTAATGGCAGAAGGTCAGGTATCAGATGATAAGTGGATTCGTATTGCTGCTTGGATTGCTAGGCATTTACCTGATCTGGAAGCCCCTGCTGCTAATCCTTCTGATGATAACTATCCAAGTGCAGGCGTTGTTGCTCACTTTCTATGGGGTTCTGGCGCGACTAAAGCGCAGGCTCGTAGAACTCAAGAATTCGCAGAACGTGTAGTTGAGCGTATACGCGATGAAGAACGCACTGCTAATGATTTGCAGAATGAGAAATGGCGCACTATCGCGTTAAACTTAAACAAAGACGAAAGGCAAGAAATGACAACCACAGTAGAACGCCGCGTTAATACCGTTGAGTTTGACGTTCGCAATGGCGAAGCATCCAGCGATGGTATGAGTTTTACAGGATACGCAGCTGTATTTAATAGCCCGTCAGAACCGCTACCGTTTACAGAAGTAATTAAAGAAGGTGCGTTCAAGCGTTCTCTAAAGTCGCGCAACGAAATCAAACTATTTATGAACCACAATACAGATGTTGTTCTAGGTTCAACACGCGCTGGAACTTTGAAATTAACAGAGGATTCACGCGGTCTACTTGCACAGGCTGAATTGCCTGACACTAGCGCAGGGCGCGATCTATCGGTTCTAATGAAGCGTGGCGATGTTTCGTCAATGTCATTTGGTTTTAGCGTTCCACCAAAGGGTGATGCTTGGTCAAGCGATGGCGCAACTCGTGAATTGCATCAGGTGCGTTTGCATGAGGTTTCTATTGTGACTGGATTCCCAGCCTATGAAGCAACAACTGCAAGCGTGCGTTCGTTGGACATTCTTGCCACTCGTACTGCCGTAGATGTAGATGTTTTAAGTGATGCCATTACCAGACTAGAAGCTGGCGAAACACTAGATGCAAATCACGCAGACTTGATTAGTGAAGTTGTTTCAAAGCTACGGGCAGACCAACCAACTGCAACTGATTTGCTAGACATTAAACGCAAACAACTTGATTTAATGTTAAAGGCGTTCTAACATTTAACAAAGAACAGGCTCAGATGTGGGGAAGCATCTGGGT